CCCAGCTATCCAACGCGGGCACGAGCTACCAAGACGTGGCGGCGTGGTGCGAGCACTTGGGCAAGGGGCGCCCGAGCGGCTGGCCAGCCGAGCGCGTGGCGGCGATGGTCGCCGAAGTCATCACCCCGAACTCGGGCACGCGGCGCAAGCTTGACGCTTGGGTGGGTGCTCAGTGACCGCGCCGATCTGGCGCACCGTCACCATAGCGAGCAAGGCGGGGCCGGTGGTGCTGCGGATAGACGTGGCTGGCCAGGGCTACCGCGTGGTCGCTGCGCAGGTCTCCGGCGTGAGCGTCACCGGGCGAGATGCGGACGATGTGGGCAAGCGCTACGCAGGCGCTATCATCGCGGCGCTACATGAGGTGGGACTGTGAAGGTCACCAAGACAGAGCACGCGATCCTCTCGCGGCTACTGGAAGGCCCCGCGAACTATCGCCAGCTTGGACGAGCTGCGGGTGTGAGTCCAGACGGCGCCCGCAAGGCGGCTACCCGTCGCATACTGACTCGGCGGCCAGTTGTCGCGACCTACTGCGAACAGGGCCCGGCGAATGCCGATGTACTCCGGGTGACCGATCACGGGCGGGCGCTCTTTGTTGACGCGGTGGTGGTCGATCGCTGCGGGCGTCACCGCGTGCTCGACCTGGCCGCGCTTGGGCGTTTCGACAATCTGAGCACAGCAGACGCTGCGGCGGAGCTTGGCGTATCAGGGCAGACCGTGCGACGGGCGCGAGCTCGGCGGCGCAAGGCATGAGCGATCCCGAGGACGTGGGCTGGATCCCCGAGATCTGGGCGGAGGCGTGGGAAGTCTACAGCCGACACGGCAACCAGAAAGGAGCCATGAGGGAGCTCCGCATAGGCGCGGCGGTGCTGCGGCGACGGCTCAAGGGCTACGCGGAGGCGACCGGACAGGAGCTGCCGAGCAGGAACAGGAAGCCCCCGGCCAAGCTCTCGGCCAAGCACATCGCGGCTTGGGAGGCTTTAGAGAAGTTCAATAACTTCGAGGCGGCGGCGGCGGATCTGGGCATCCACAGGAACTCCCTGCGGCTACGGCTGGCGACCTATCGCCGGTTGACCGGGCTGGCGGTGGATGCTCGGCCAAGGCCAAAGGAGAGCAAGCGAAAGCCGCGCCCAGTGGTCACGATCGAGGAGCGCCTTGATGTGCTCTTGATCATGTTGGAGCGGGCCCAAGCTGCGGGAGACCGGCACGAGGTGGCCAAGCTCCGGGCGAGCATCGCCAGCCTTGAGCGCTGTTACTACGGCTCGGGGGTGGACCCGTGAGCGAGCCCAAGCGCTATCGGGTCCGGTGGTGCGTGCGGCAGGCGATGAACCGGCACATGCAGGCGATGGACCACGCCAGGGAGGCGGGTGACGACGCGGCATTCTACCGGGCTCGTGAAGCTCTTCATGCGCTGGAGGCGACCCACTACGGCGAGGGAACCGAGATCAGGCGGCGAAAGATTAAAGATAATGGGCCCTTTTAGTAGACATGTCTAAGCGGGCCCACTATAGTGTGTACATGCCGAGGGGAACTCGGCACTAACCAACAGGAACACAACATGAGCACCAACGACCTCATCGCAGCAGCCAAGACCGCCAACCTCTCGACTTGCATCATTCACGGTGAACTCCACATCATTGGGCGCGGTCCTGCTCTGATTAGTTTCCGCTACAACGCTATAGAGAGCGGCTGCCGCTACCTCGGCGGCTTCAATGTCAACGCCCATTACGTCGAGAGCACTGGTTGCGGTGTGAACGGTTTGGACAATGTGGCCCGGTTCGCCTTCTAAGGCAGGGCATCGCCCCATCGGCTCCGCTTCGGCGGGGCCTTTTTGGGTGAAACCTCAGAGGGAGAACACATGACAAAGCGCAGCGCAAGAAGCCCCAACGGCACCCAAAGAACCGAGTGGAAGGCACGGCTCAACGACCAAGAGCGGGCGATCATCGAGACAGCACGGGCCAAGCTCGGCGGGCTTTCTAACGGTCAGCTCCTCGTCGCGGCTTGCCGCTTGGCGCTCAAGTGATCCACGGCGGCGGCAGCTTCCACGATGTGGAGGTGGCCGGGCTGGTCTTTACCATCGAGATCACGAGCCCCGGCTATCCGGCTCGGCACCTTGAGCCCGAGGAGCCTCCTACGTGGGCGGTGTACGCCATCGACGGGCGACGGGTCAGCGATAGACACGGCACGATCTTGGAGCGCTCAGAAGAGGAGCAGATCCACGAGGCGGTCCTTGATCTGGTCTACGGCTGACCTAATCCAAGAAAGTGGGCCCGATTAGTTAGACAAGTCTAAGCGGGCCCGATAGTGGAGGGTGTCACCTCAACGGAGAACAACATGCAAAGCATCGCTACCTGGTTTGAAGACAACGGATTCAGCAGCTTGGCCGAGAGCATCGAGGACTTCGATGGTAGCTACCCCGCCGCCGAGTTCTTGGCCGATTGCCGAAGCGACCTACACCGCGCAGCCAAGCAGGATTCGGACTTTGCCCACGATCTCTACATGGTAGCAATGGGCAAGGTGGACGATCTGGCGGCGATGCTGTGAAGGTGGCGGCGCTCTACTTTTACACGGCACGCGGGTGATCTGGTCCACTTTCACAGGGATCGGCGGCCTTGATCTTGGCTTGGAGATGGCGGGATTCCCTGCGCCGTCGCTGGTGTGCGAGTGGGAGCCGTGGAACCGCGCCCTCCTTGCCCAGCACTACCCCGACGCCATTCAGCACACGGACATCCGAACCTTGGAGGCTCATCATGGCCCGCCCCCTTTCCTCATCTCCGGGGGATTCCCCTGCCAAGATATTTCCTGCGCAGGCGCCCGCGCCGGTCTTGCCGGGGCCAAGTCAGGGCTCTGGTGGGAGCTTGCCCGCGTCATCGCCGCCACCCGCCCCGAGTACATCGTGCTTGAAAACGTCGCCGCCATTCTTTCCGACAGCCAGCCCGTTGTGCCACCTCGGGCCGAGTGGCTGGGAGACCCGCCAACAGAGCCTCTTCACGGAGCATTCAGCGCAGTACTCTGGACGCTGGCCGCGCTCGGGTACGATGCAACGTGGGACTGTATACCCGCTGGTGCCCTCCGCGCCCCTCACAGGCGCGACCGGTGGTTTCTGGTGGCCTACTCCGCTTGCCCAAGACTGCGAGACGAGCAACGCGCCAAGCAGGTACAAGCGGGACAATCCCGGCTTAATCCCGGCAGTATTTGGCGGCGTGCCATCGACAGCGCAAGAGCGCAAAGCCCTTGGGCGTATCTCTCCCGAGTGGGTCGAGTTGCTTATGGGCTTCCCGATGGGGTGGACCGCCCGGCTCAACCCTGGGAGCAAGGCCAGCCCCGCACCAAGCCCCACCAAGCCTACTGGAAGCAGCGACTAAAGGGCCTGGGAAACGCCGTGGTTCCGGTGGCTGGAATGGTGCCGGGGCTGGTAGTCCGAGAGCTAATGGAGCGGCGCGGCTAAGCCTGCGCCACTTGAGCCACGGGCGCGACGGGCGCGGCCTTGGCTCGGCTGATCTCGGCTTGGATGGTAGCCAAGAGAGCGGCGCTTGCCTCGCGGGTCCGGTTCAAGGCGGCCAGGGCGGAAGCGATAGGGCAGGCGGTGGTCATTTGGGAAACCCGGCGAGGATTGGAGCGAGGCTTGTCATAACGAACGGGCCAAAGACGGCGGTCGATGCAATGACGCCCGCAGCGCAGCCAGCCAGGAACGCCTTGTTGCTCAGGAAGTCAAGCGAGCGAGCCCACAAGGCCCCGCGTGCTTCCAGTTGGGCAGTGAGCACCGTGATCAGGCTGCCATGGTTGTCCAACTTCTCGACGTGCTGGGCGTGCTCTACGGCCCGCGCCGTGATCGAGTCCTGCACCATCGTGGCGACGGCAGAGAGCGCGGTGGCCATTGCGGCGTCGGACTGAGCGCGCAGGGTTGCCACTTCCAGCTCGCGGGCGCGGATCTCGATCGTGGGCATGGTCTTAGTCCTTGCGAGCGGCGGCGATGACAGCGCGGAGCGCGGTGATAGATGCCCAGATAGCGCCGACCTCGGAGAAGGTCAGGCGGCGGTCAAGGGCGGCGGCGATCGTAACCTCCACGAGATCCCACGCGGCGTCAAGAATGGCGGGCACCTCGTCGGCGTTGATCTTGGACTCTTCCAGGCGGGCTATCATCTTCTCAATGCGGGCTTGAATCTTGGGCATGGGCACGGGGCCTCCTATGTCTGACATTCGAAGAGGGGTTCAATCACGAGCAGGTCCCAGCGCTCGGCACCATGTCGGCGACAGACAAGCAGGAGTTCGTCAAGCATGGCCTGCTCCTGCATGGTCGGGCACCCTGCGGAGCTCCCCCGGTAGTCATGCAGGTTCACCCCTTGGGCGTTGTCCCAGACCTTTGAGTTTCGCGTCCATTCGGGGATCTCGTCGCCGTCGTCGTCGCGGTGTACGAGGATAGTCCCCATCTGGCGGAGACACGGGCGCTGGTTGCCGTATTTGCCGGGCGAGTGGAAGCCAGTCATCCAGCACCGGCGGTTCAGCTTGGCCGCCGAGATGATCGCGGTCCCGTCTCGGTGGCGCTTGGCCTTGGTCAGCTCGCTGTCTGTCGGAACGGTGCGACAGGGCCACATGTTCCAGTCGCCATCCACGTCGCGCACGCACGCCCACGAGGAGAAGAACGTCGGGCGCAGAACATCGCGCACGAGCACCACGGTGGTCGGCACAAGCTCCCCGCCGAAGCCAGCGGCGACGATGTGCGCGTCAAGCTCGGCGGGTGTTGGGCGGATCATGTGGGCGCGTTGCTCCAGTCTGAACTTGACTGAACAGCCACCCAGATTGTGCTTGTCATGTTGCCCGCGACACCAGAACCGCTACTTTTGAACCAAGCGGCGATCCCGAAGTGAACGAGATCCCCCGGCGTGGCGATCTCGCGGGTGTAGCTGATCCCACCTTCGAGCACATAGGCCGGATCGTCATACTCCCAGATGCTTACATGCCCGCCGTAATGGTTGGTCGTGCCGACGGTTGGGTGCTGTAAAACTCCGGTCATGTAGGGCGAGCGGGTCTGGAGAGAAGCGCCGCCCGTGATCGTGCTGCTCTCGTGGATGGCTGCGCCTATCAGCTTTGGGTTCGAGCCCGAGGTATTCCTATAGCAGCCCACGCCCACGCCATAGGTGCCCGCTTGATTCGTGGCGGGGCGGTCCAGATAGGCCGCCATGACGCCCACGTTTTTCTCGCCCGTGCAAGTCATCCGTACATGTATGACGTTGGTGCCGCTGATCAACGTCGTGGCATCGGCCAGCCCGACGATCGTGGCCAGGTCGGCTATCGGCATGGTCTTTGAGGCGCACTCTCTTAGGTCGCCGTAGGTGTCGGGCGCATTGCACGGCCAGGTTATGAGGCCGTCGCCGTCTTGCGTAGCCGCCGAAGACAGCACCGGCCCGGCGTCCCGAGCGTCTGAAAAGTTGGTCAGGAGGAGCTTGATCCAAGTCAGCCCGCCGCTCGGTGCTGGCGCGGCGGCGGCGCCGCCTCGGGTGCCGGGTGCTGTAGGTCCGGCAAGCATTAGACCTTCTCCGATGTGCGCTCGTAGAATGCCAGGTCGTAGACGGTGCCGACGGTCGCGGAGAAGATGGCGACATACTGGCCGGGCTGCACTGGAATGAGCCCGCCCTTGTCGGCGACCAAGCTCCCGGCGGCGGTGCCGTCTTGCGCGGCGCTCAAGTTGGTGGCGGCGTCCACGCCTTCCAGCCGAACGCGGGCAAGGTTCGCACCGGGCACGATCTCCAGAAAGTAGCACCCAGCAGGGGCGCGGATCAGGTCTGGGTAGTTGGCGTTCGATGCGTCCAAGGTCAAGCCAGGGCGGAAGGTAGACCCGGCAAGAGTGATAGCATCGGTGCCCTGAAAAAAGTCGCGTGAAGCTCCGGCCATGGTGCTCTCCTTTGTCCCAACCGTAGCACTCTGCGCGCATTATCGCACGTATTGTGCCAGATACGGGGAGGCGGTGCGGGCCGTGGTCAGGACTGCGGCGTGGCTTGTTGGGTGCGCGGGACCGTCTGGAAGATGACCTCTCCCGGCCATGTGCGGCGCGGGGTCTCCATCACTTGGCACAGGATGCCCGTCCCGCCCAAGCTGGTGGAGTCCACCGATACCGTGTCACCAGGGCGCAGGCTGCTCCACAGGTTGGACACCATCGCGGAGAAGGTGCGCCGTGGTAGGGCGTTGGTCTGCGCCAAGATGAGCCCCGCACGGATCGCGGCGTTGCGGTTCTGTAGGACAGTCGAGCTGACAGGCGAGCCAGGGCGCGAGCCGTAGGCGTGAACGCTTGCACTTGCGGCGCAGAGAGCCGACTGATCAGGGCCTACGGTCACGGTCTCCGAGTAGTCGCCCAGTCCGTAGCGATACGCAAAGCGCATCACCACCGTGTTGACGATGTCCATGTCCCAAGAGATCGAGCCGGTGAAGTGCAGATCCGCGCCCTCGGTCAGCGTGCCGCGTGGCGTGCGCTCCCAGGGTACGTGGTAGCTGTACCAGATCCCCGAATCAGACTGGTGCTCTCGTAGCGGTAGCACCGGCATCAGGCGCTCGCGGATGATCTCCATCCACTCCGCCCGCCCGTCAATGTAGACGCCCAGATCCCACGCTTGGAGTTGCGCCAGCGTGGGCGCCATCGCATCCCAGTCCACGGGCAAGCCCGAGGCGAGCAGGCAATGCTCCAAGATCATGCCGCCGCCTATGATGACCTCACCCCGCCCGTTGACGGCGCCGCCGTGGACGAGGTTGGTGGTCAGGTCCGTGGTGTAGTGGTCCTTCGTGCCGTCCTCGTTCTCCCAGGATGCCCCTGTTGCGGAGCTTGTCCCATCGGTCCCGATGATGTAAGCCGCTTGCCGCCGGATCTTGGTGGTACTGCTCACCACCGTGGTGTTGTGCGGCGTGGCGGTGTAGCGGCTTGCTGCGGCGAGTTCTTGCCCGTCGTTGTAGACCACCAGATCGCTCGCGGGGAGATGGTGCCCAGTTACAAGCGCCCAGTCCGTAGCGTATGACCTTTGCCAGCGGATCAGCGGCACGCCAAAGCACCGGCCCAAGGCTATCGGCCACATCTTGTCATGTGCGCCTTGGTTGTAGTAGGCCGCGCCAGCACCTACCGCCAAGGTGCCCCGGTAGCTGTCGCGGATCGTGTAGTCCTCTCCAACCTGTAGCGACTCGCGCACCAAGTCGCGGGTGATAGTCAGCGTCAAGGATCCACCGTCGCCGATGCTCTGGCTCACGCGCGTGGCTCGGGCGTCTTGAATCAAGGTCTCGCGGGTGTCCCAGTCCGCGCCGATTGACCAGAGCGCGACCTCCACGAACATAGCCGCAGGCATTGCGCCGAAGGTGGTGCCCAGTCGCAGGTTCAGCGGGTCACCCACGACCGTGATCTGCATCGACTCCGAGCCATCCACCTCGATCGTGCGGCGTGGCGGCTCGTCAACCACGAGCCCGCCGTGGGCGGAGATGACAGACCCGCCCGCCCACTCGATGGCGGTGGGGCGCTCGGCGATCCAGAGCGTGCGATCCGGCAGGTCAAAGCGGGCAACCACGAGCACCATTAGATCACCTCTTCCAAGTTGAGAGCGGTAACGCGCACCCGTTCAAGCTCATCCTGATCCCCGTAGACGTTCACCTGCTTCACGGTGTCGCCGGTCAGCCGATAGAGCCCGCCGTTGTTGTGCATGTGCGGCGTGGCGTTGTTCAGCACTACGCCAACGACGCCGCCCGGCCCGTTGATGTATCGGTGCAGGGCCGCGACCTCTCCATGCCAGTCGCGCACGGCGATCAGGCTGGGCAGCATTGGCAGCATCATAAGCTTCTGAGGGCCACCGATGAGCGTGGGCGAGCTGTAGCCGTCGGCGGCCTTCTCCACGCGCACGGGGATCCGTGTGCCTCGGTTCCAGCCCCAAGCGGCGTCTGAACCATCACCCGCGTTCATCGAGACCTTGGCGCCCGGCAAGACATACCCGAGGCTAAAGTGCTCGTCTTCGGTGTCTTGTACGGGCACGGTGATCGCCATGTAGCGGCGCGATGAGTTGGGCAGCGCGACCCACATGCTGTCAGCATAGATCGAGACCGTGCCCACCTCGCTCGATAGGTCGGCGCCCGCGACAAAGAGGAAGGTCTCTGAGTTGTCCGTGATCTCGTAGACCGTCCCACTACCCGAAAAGTGCATAAAGTATCGGTGGCCTGGTTTGCTTGCGTACTCGTGCGGGGTCATCTCGACCGCTGGCAAGATGTCCAAGGCCACGCCGCCCAGCTCGGCGGAGTCGATCGAGGCGGTGCGAATCGTCGCGCTCACGGCGGTGCTGTAGGTGGGCGATCCCCACGAGTCAGCGGCGTTGAACTGAACCAGGGCGTCCTTGAAGTTGGTTCCGAAGAGCTGCACCATATCCGGGCGCCATAGGCCAGCGGGACCAGCGTCAAAGACCACCCGCCAGATAGTGGAGTCGTTCACGCTTTGGCACTGCTCCGAGGGGCTCGGGAACGTCCAGAGCGCCTCCTTGGGGAACGCTGAAACCTGCGTCAACGTGTAGGTGTCGCCAGCTACCGCACCCGTGCCGTAGGCTCCCACGGCCAGCCCGGCGTCCATGTACATCGCGCCCGAGTTGGACAGCGCCCGCCCGCGTGAGGTTGCGCCCGATCGGATCCCAAAGCCGTCGGTGGCCATCGCGATCCAGCGCAGGTACAAGTCGGAGTTGCCTGCTACGGATCCGCCAAAGCGGAGATCATTGCCGCTCGTGGCCCCGTCGGTGACGATCGCTTGGTCTGCTATCAGCGTGCTCCAGGCCGCCGCTACGCCATCGGCAACCTTCCGGTAGTAGATGGTGCAGAGCCCGCTTGTTGGCGCTGCATTCAGAAGCACCAGATACTCAAAGAATCCCACGAAGTCGTTGGACCCTACAGACCCGCCCGTGGTGAAGAGCATCCCGGTGGAGTCATAAGCGGCGATCTTATCCCGAGAGAAGCGCAGCTCTACCCACTGAGAACCGCCCGTTATGCTCTTCTGAACTCGCAAGCGGCATCGAGCGTTGCTGGTGTTGCCCGCGACGGCGGCGCTGTGATTGGTCACCGCTCGCACGCGCACGCCGTTGACCGCGCTCATGGCGCTGCGCCAGTTGCCGGGGGCTTGGTAGTCGCTGGCGACCGTGGGCGAGCCGGTGATCTGCCAGCCGGTGGCGGTCATTGCTACCGCAGCGCCTGCGCCCGTGTTCGTCTTGGTCCATCCAAAGCTCACCGGATCAGCAAAGGGAAGGTAGTGGTAGCCGTAGGAATCCCCGGCGTACTCGCTGTAAACTTCTTCGGAGAAGGTGCGGTTCCAGCCTCCAAGGTAGGCGGCCAAGATGTGTCCGTCGGTGCTTGACACCCCGCCGTTGGTGCGTCCCAGTAGCACCAAGCTCCCGCCCATCATGCCAGCGCTCAGTCCCTCCCATGTGTGGCCGGTGAGCACACCGCCCACGTCGAGCCCTACAACCGCCGTGCCTTGCGTTGTTTGGCCAGCCTGCACCCATAGAGCCCCGCCGTTGCTGCTGTAGTACAGGAGCGTCTGCGCGTGGTTGTCCTCCACGACCGTGGCGACCCAGAGATCCCCTTGGTCATCGGTCAGGATCGCCCGTTGCTTGTTGTCGTTGGTGTGCGAGATCTGGAGCGTGGGTATCTCAGTCCAGGCGGCGCCGTCGTCTACGTTGCCGCCAGGGCTCACCGTCTGCTGGTAGACGGCTCCGGCGTCGTCGTCAGCGTGGATCATCACAACGCCGTTGTAGACCGTTGTTCGTGGTCGGTACAGAGTTGCATTGCCAACACCCGAAGGCGTGAAGCTGATCCCGTCCGAGGTGCTGTTGTAGCAGTCCACCGCCGCATCTGCGATCTTCCCACAGATCAGCATCGCAGCCCCGCCAACCCACTCCGCGTTAAGAATGCTTGACGCATTGAGCAGACTTGCGGCGGCGTCGGACAGGATCGCCCAGGTGGCCCCGTGGTCGTCGCTGTACCACGCGGCGACGAACGACCCAGGAGCAAGGCCGTAAGAACTCAGAACGCGCCCGTAGGCGATCAGGCGGCCCGCGTCGGTGATAAGCAGACCCGGCTGGCCGCTTGGGTCTGTTAGCTCGGGAACAGGTGACACCCCGCCGCCGTGGATCACTACCTCGGCCCAGTCGTCGCGGCTGTCCGTCTTGTACCGCCAGATCAGCGCATCGGAGGGCGAGCCGTCCCGATAGGCGACAAAGCCCACGCGCCCGTTGTGGCAGGTGCGCAGGTGAGAAGGGCGCCCGTGAGACTCGGTGGCCGTGCGATAGGCTGGCCGGTCCAGATACTCGCAGAAGGGGCGATCCACCCAGCCACGCAGGAAGGTGTTTGCCTCGCCGTTGAGCTTCCAGTTGACCCGAGCGCCAGCGGTGACCGTAGGTCCGCCCGCTATGTATCCCTCTGGGTTCCCGCCGCCCTCCATCGACAGCGCCAGCGCTACGGGCACCACCTCGGGGTCTACGTGCTCCGCCCACAGTTGGAGGGTTCCCACGTTCCCAGGACCGGCGACAGGACCCAGGCGGACAGCAGACCCGCGCTCCGATGTGGCGGAGAGCACGCGGCTGGGGTCCACGAGGTGCGACGGCGGCAAGAGATAGCGGGCCATGCTTAGGCTCCCTGAAAGCTGGAGAAGAGACCGGAGATCGACCGCTGTCTCTGTAGTGTACGGGCAAGCGAACCACCACCCGAGCCCGTGGCGCTCCGTGCGATAGCGCGGGCGGCGTCCTTGAGTTCATCAGCGGCGCCGATCAGGGCATCAGCGGCGGCGGCCAGTCCCCCGTCCGTGTCTCCGCCTCCATCCCCTGCGGCGACCTCGCGGCGGCTACCTTGGGTGAAGGTCTCGCCCGTGCTGTCTTCGGAGGTGTCGATATCGGAGGCGGCGACCGATACAGCGCCAGCACCTGCGGCGGCGGCCACCGCGCCAGCGCCGAAGAGGATCGCCTTGGGCACGTTGCCCGTGGCGGCGTAGGCTATCGCCTTGGTGGTGAAGAACTGCGCGAGCTGCATCAGCAGACTACTAAACAGTTCGAGCCCTTGCTTCTTCATGGTCTCGCCAAAGCTCACGTCTTCATCTGCTACGGCCTGGCCTCCGGCGCGGGCAAGCTCCAACGCTATGTCGCCGCCTTGCTTGGCTACCGCCAGCCGTCGGGCTTGGGTCTCTTCAAGGATCCGCAGGCGCTCGTCGGCGGCTTCTTGCTCGGCTTCTGCCCAGTCCGCATATTGCTCATCGCGGAGTTCGGTGGCCCTTTTGAAGGAGTTAGCGGCCTCTTCTGCTTCCTCGTCTCGGTACTGTTTGAGGATTTGACCGATAAGGTCTTGCCGCTCTTTGAGGGCCACGACCTCCGGGTCCTCTTCGGCACCGTCCTCCTTCTTGCCTCGGTTCTTGCTTGTCCCGCCCGTGCCCGCTTCTTCAATGCTCTTGAGGATCTGCTCTGTGCCCGCGTTGATCTCCGAGATGTCATCTTTAAGGCTCTTTGCCTCTGCCTTGTTCTGGTTCATCTCCTTGAGCGATGCCGCCGCTTGGGCTCGGCTTGCAATGGCCCGCTCTTCAAACATGCGCGCGCTCAGATCCAGCAAGCCGCCCGGATCGCTGATCAGAGCCATAGCGTTCAGGATGCTGGCGTTGCTATCGAAGAGCCGAGCATTGAACCGCGCCGTTGTCGCATCAAGCCCAAGCATCAAGCCCTGGATCGAGGTGATCGAGAGCTTCACGCTTAGAAAGCCCGCGCCGATGTCGCCTACGCTCTTGACCACGAACATCAGCGAGCCCTTGAGCCAGCGCCCGGTCTCTTGGGCGATCCCTGCAACGGCCTCTTCGTTCTCCACAAGTAGGCGGTTCATCTCTCCGATCGCGGCCTTGCTTGCGTCGTAGAAGCCCGCGTCTGCAACCTGTCGCTGAAAGTCGCCCCAAGAATCTTTGAGGTTCGAGACTTGGCCGTCCAGCGTAGCGGCAAGCCGAGCCGTTCCGCCTTCGTATTCTGACAGGGTGATCAGTAGTTCCTCGCGGAACTGGCCGATCTCCATGTTCGTCGCCTTGATCCCCGTCCGCAGTTCTATCGCGGCAAGCACGCCACGCTCGCGCAGTACATCGGCGGCGCCTGCACCGCCCGCCATAGCCTTTCCAACGCTCATCGCAGCATCGCTCAGCCCAAGACCCAGAGCGGCGGATAGGTCCATCACCTTGGGCAGCACCTTCTCGGCGTCTACGCCAAAGCCTCGCAGGCTGGCCTCGGCCTCCACGATGCCCGGAAGCTCGAAGGGCGTGGTCTTGCCAATGTTGGCGAGTTCCTGCATTCGGTCTCGCGCGTCCGCAGCGCTCCCCATCAGCGTAGTTAGCCGGGTCGATAGGTTCTCAAACTGCGCGCCCTCTTCGAGCACGCCCTTAGCGAACAGACCAAGCGCACCCGCCGCACCCACCGACGCGGCAAACCCAGCCTTGAGCGCGGCCCCGGCAACGTCGCCAGCCTTGGCCGCTATGCCCTTGACCTTGCCCATCTCCTTCTTGAGTGGGCCGAGATCGGCGCCAACTTTGAATACTACGGGTTCAGCCATGGTCAGCTCTCACGGGTGCGGGGTGTGCGTCTACGGATAGGGTGCCCCGGCGTGTCCAGGCGCGGCCCAACCAGAGAGCGCGGTCAAGTTCAGGCAGGGCGGCGAACTCCGCCCAGGTGCGACACTGCGCCGCCTCCATGGCCAGAACCCGTAGCCCCAGGGCGGTCACGTCGCCGCGTCTTGCGGTGAGACGTTTCCCGCCGCTTGGGCCTGCGCGATCACTGTTAGATCGCCGTGCTGGATCGTGTTGTAGCCCTTGAGGAGCTTCATCAGGTCGCCCTCTCGGATGTTGGCGGCTACCAGTTCAGCGCGGATCGAGTCCGCTAACTGCTCCACCTCGCGGCGCTCGATCGGCATCGGCACCGGGTAGGTCTGCTCCAACTCTCCGCCCTCGGAGAGCACCTTGCCGATCATCAGAGAGATCCGATGCCCACGCCACTTGAGCACATCGGGCGCGGAGTCCTCCATGGCGACGGCTTTAGCGGGCTGGCCCACGGTGCTCACGTAGTTTACCGGGCGAGCATAGACGCGCTCAAGTTCGTCTTCCCATCCAACGACAGGGGCGACAAGTGAAAGCTCCAGGGTCTCGGATCCTCGGCTTAGGGTCACCGTAGTGGCGGCGTGTTGTGTGAATGACTTCATGTGTCCTCCCAGGACGTGCCCCAAGGGAAAGCGGCAGCACCTCCGGGCGGTCCCGGTGGGGCGCAGGTGCCACCGCAGGCGATCAAGTGACCGAGGTGAACCCGTTCTGGTGGATGCGGATCGATACGTCCACGAACAGGATCCCATCTCGCTCGACCGAGGTTCCACTGAGGTATTCGCAGTGGGTGTACTTGACGATCTGTGATCCGCCAGTCTCGCTCACGAAGGTGAGATCCAGACCAAAGAGGAACTTGCCAGCGGCGGCGGTGCTCAACAAGGCGATCGAGTTGACCGTCTCGCCCTTCATGAACTCGATGGGGGTCTGGACGGTGCTGCCCTTCCAGGACTTGGCGCCGAAGCTTAGGGTGGCGTCCATCTCGACATCATCGGTAGTGAGCACCAAGGCACCACCGGAGGGGCGGCGACCGTTGGGCTTGTAGCTGACCGATGTTCTCGGGGTGTCCAGGAAGGCGATCGTGCCGTCGAAGTCAACCAAGCTTTGAGTGATCGGGGTTCCCGTTCCGTCAAAGAGGGTCAGGGTCTTGAGTACCTTGGTGAAGGGGGCGGCGGCTGCGCCGTAGTCTACTGCGGCCATGGTGACCTCCTATGCGGTTCGGTAAGAGTCCCAGAACACGGGGGCGGATACAACGGCTCTGTCGTATCCCTCCAAGGTGCTGAGGCGTTGGTGGGTGGCGGGTCGAACAGAGCGAATCACATGCGCTCCGGGTAGATCAACGGGGGTGGGGACGGTGTAGTCCCGCATGGTGACCGACAGGATACAAAGGGCATCCCGGAGATCGTCCACCGCGTTGCTCAGGTCGTAGGCGTTGACGGCGCCGTCATCGCTCATAGATGGCCAGTAGACCGTCGCGAGGAGCAGGGCGGAGACGCGCTGGGTGCGAGTAGCAGAGAAGCCCACAACCGTCTCCGAGACCGGGGCAAAGCTCCAACGGATGAAGGCGGCGCCGTCGTGTTGGGGTTGCATCCCGAAGCGCATCGCGGGGGCACCTGCGATGGTCAGCCCCGCAGCCCATACGTATAGGCTGCCCTCGGCGTTGCGCCATCTTGCGGACGGGTCAATGCTCACGAGTTCACCGATTCAAAGAGAGGACCAAGCAGGGCGCGGATCAAGTCCTCTCCATCTTGGGTGACACGCTGTAGGGCGACCTCAACGTGGTGGCCTGCTTCCATGGTTGCCGTTCCGTATTCCACGTACTCGGCATACTCCACGGCGTTGGTGATCGTCGCGATCGTAGCCGCGCCCGCCTTCTTCACGCTGCCCTTGCCGTCGCCTGCACGGGCGCCCGATGTTGGACCGACTGCACCGAGCCCGAGGGCCTGCGAGCCAACGCTCCAGGCAGCGCGATAGCGGCCCGTGTCCACGCGGATCGGGTTGCCGAAGGCCCCTGTCGTGATGCTCACCACGATGTCGCGCATACCGTCGAAGGCGAGCTTGCGAACAACCTGATCTTGGATGCCTGGTAGCTTGGCCTCCATCTTGGAGAGCGCCCGAGCCAGGGAGGCGGTGTCGAGTTTGGCGCTAAGCATGGACCCGAACCCGCATCTTGTAGTGTGAGCTCAGGGGCGGGATCTCAACCGGGCTGACCACCTTATGCCGAGCGCCCGCGATGGTGGCGAAGCTGTCCAGGGTGGGCACCGTGCTCACGTCCGCCTGCATGATGAGCAGCCATGCGTCCCCGCTCTTGGCACCGTCTACGTCGCCCACCTCTTTGATCGAGAGGGCGGAGCGCCAGCCGGTGAAGCTGTCCGTGTCCAAGGTGCGCGACACGGCGCCCGTGGCCAGGTTGATCGTCGTTGCGCCCGTAGGCGTGGAGAAGGACACCGAGACGGGCAAGGTGCCGAGCTTGAGCAGACCGTCAATATCGGCGGTCAAGCTCGCGGCGGCCACGTCGTCCATCAGCGGTGATCTTGTCAGGTTCACAAGCCACCATCTCGGAAGTGCTCGATCTCCCAGTCCATCGGCCCGGTGCGGGTCACGGATACGGTGGGCATGTTCCCGCCGAGTATCGCCAGGGCCTCCATCAAGGCGGCGACCTGCGCCGTGTCGTCGTAAACAGTCCCTTGGACGGTGGCCCGCTTCATGCGGTAGCTCTTGGAGATCAGCAACGCGCGGAGGGCTTGGATCTGGCCGCCCACGATGGTGCTACCCACCGAGAGGAAGTAGGTGATCTCTTCATCCGTGAACACCCAAGCGCCGCCAGAACCGGTGTCACCGATGCCGAGCCGCACCTTGCCCACGTCCGTGGCCAGGTCGTATGTCGTCGCCATGTGTGCTCCGTCGTTCTCTTGTCCTCCACGGCGACCGCCGCACCGGGGAGGACAAGGGAACGGCCCACCCCGAGGGGTGAGCTGCCCAAGTCAAAGGATCAGGTGGTCGCCTTGTTGTTGCACTGCAAGCCGCGCCAGTCCACAAAGCCGCCGCCCCAGAAGTCCAAGAGCTGAACCACGATCTGGTTCTGCTTCTCGTTCTCGTAGGTGCGGAAGGCGGGACCGCCTTCCTGCTCGTAGAACTTGAGACCGGGGCTGGTGCCCTTGAGCCACCACGATGCTGCCGAGCTTGCATCGGTCAGGAACGGGTTCACGACGAGACCCAAGGTTCCAGCGTGGATGTTGATGTCGTTGTTGGCACTGCCGGGGAGGAGCTGAGAGTTCAGCAGGACCCGAGCGGTAGCCTCCATCGAAGGCGGCACGATGATGGTCTGAGCCATGTTCATGATTCGCTTGCCGCGATCGTCTACCGCGCTCGTCTGCTGCATCTCAACCTTGGCGGCGGTCAAGTTGGCAGAAGTCAAAGCGCGACCCACGCCGAAGTTTGCAAAGGTCCCGGTGCCGACTGCGATCGGGTGCGCGGCGGAGAAGCCGGGCTGGCCGTCGTAGATGAACAGAGGGTTCGGGTCAGCGTTGCCGGGGAAAGACCCGTCAAAGATGGTGTCACCTGCGGCGATGGTGGCGAGCTGTAGCTGGGAAGCCACGTACTGCTCGCGCTGGTATGCCGCGTTGCGTCCAACGCTGCGGGCCCACTCGGTGATCAGGTTCTCGATCTCGGTGCTGCTCGCGGCTTCCACCATCCGGCGATCCAGGGGCAGCTCCTTGCCGTAGCTCCGCACCTTGATCTGCCAGGTGTAGCCCTCTTCAAGGCGGTCCTGGCCGAAGCCTTCGTTGTCCATGCGCTCGTCAAGGTCGGACCCACCGATGATGGTGGTGCCCTTGGTGCCGTACATGTTCGAGGCGTCAACCGGGCGAACATCGGCCATGAGCTGGCGCACGCCAGGAATGTCCTCGTAGGCTTGGAACATAACGGGGTAGGCGCTTTGAGTGACCAGCGCGGGAATATGGGAAGCATCCATGATTGACTCCTTGGGGCGGTGCCCCGTTGACTGGCGGCAGCTTAGGCGCGCACGACGTCGCAGGTGTTGAGAGCGAGGTTGACGGAGACAACCAAGAGATCGGCGGTGGTGGTTCCGTTGATGTCGATCGAGCGGCCATCGGCGCCGATGTCGAGAGCGGTGCCGACGAGGGCCTGCGTCACGGTTCCAGCGTCAGCGGGGAAGCGGTAGATGTTGCCCTTAGAGAAGTCCATCAGCACGGACGTTCCACCATCGGCGGCGGGGCTCGCGGCGTCACCCATGGCGAAGCCTGCGACGGCCTCGGCGGCGGCGTCTACGCGGCGGTAATAGCCAGCGGTGGCGCCTGCGGTTGTGAGGGCATCGCCCTCGGTGATAGCGGCAGAGCCGTCGTCAATAAGCACGAGCACGTTCGGAACGATGCGGTGCTGTCCGTAGTTGTCAGCCATGTGGGACCTCTTGTCAAAGTGGCCCCGCAGGGCCGGTTACTTGGTTCTCGTTCTGATTAGCGCGAGCGCTTCGGGGAGGCTTAGCATCTTGTGATTCTTCATGAGCTTCTCCGCCGCGTTCTTCTCGGCTGGCGTGTGCTCCAGTTGCACCTTGGGCAGCTTGCCGCCGCCGCCGAGTGTCCCTATCGGTCCACCTGGTGCGAGGGCTCGCAGAAGCTCCACCTGTGCAAGCGTAGCGTCTGCATCGAGACCCGCAGGCACGAGCGCCCGCATAGCCTCCGGCAAAGCCTCTACCGCAGCCTTGGCCTTGGTGGATTGTGCTTCTACCCGAGCGGCTTCCTTCACCTTGTAAGCTTCAAGCTCTTGCTGGGTAGCAGTCAAGAGAGAATCCTTCTCTTGATACAGCTCTTTGAACCGGCCCTGCTCCTCGGCAGTCTTCACCCGGTCGCCCTCTTGCTTTGCCTCGATGGCTTCAAGCTTGGCGGCCAGTTCCTGCTTCTCGGCTCTCAGAGCCTTGATAGCTTCGAGGCGCCCAGCAGCAGCCGGATCGGGGGCTTGGCCTCCGCCATCTTCTCCCTCCGTTCCGTCATCGACAGAGCATAGGGTTGGACTGAAACCGTTCATCGCGCGTAGTGCAAAGATCATCGTGCCGTCCTCCATCTCCCGAGTTTGCCTGTTGGCGTCCACTTTCGTGGGTTGTGCGGCGGAGTCCCGCTGGAATGGCTACGTGCGAATCGTACCGCATTGTCCCATAATGGGCAACAAAGGAGCCCACATGGCTGCATTGTACCGAGTCGTTCCCTACTTGACCGCCTTCAGAATCGTCCGCGAGGGCGCACCGTCGGGGTCCTACCTTGAGCAGCACGCCGATCCGTCCATCGTAGCCGCACGCATGGCGGTGCTCAACGCGACCCCGCCAGCCAGCCGCGCGCCGAAGGCCAAGCCCGCCAAGGTCAACCCATCCAAGAGCAGCGCCCCGCCCGTGGCTGCACCCGTTGCCGACGCCGCGGATCTCTCGGTGCTGGATGGCTCGCTGGCCGCGCTTGCTACGGCGCTTGGTTCTGGCGCCTGCGATGATCGGCTTCAAGCCTTGCTGGATGCGGAGACCGGCGGAAAGACTCGCAAGGGCGCGGTGGCCATGATCACCAGCCGCCTTGACGAGATCTCTTAAGCGGGCAGTTCGGCCAAGCTCAGTCTCGCAAGAATTGAGCAAGCCTGGCCTCTGTCTGGCGTACTTGCTTGCTATCTGGCTTGCCTTCAAGCTGTATATAGACGTTTAGCCCGCCGCGCTTAACGACTCTCCACTCCTTGCCTTTTATCGTCAAGATCTCGCC